TCTCCAGTAAGATATTCTGCAAATGGATATACCTCTTATGGTGCTAATACAAATATATTAGACTTGCCACAACTAGATAAATTAAAAACATTCTTAACTGAAATTATGATGAGGTGTGAATTCAAATGATTACTCCAAGGACACCTAGAAGATGGAAATCATCTAAAAGAGTTTTAATTTTCCTAGCAGTTACAGGTCTGGCAAGAGTATTGATCTTTGCTGTGCCTGTAGTTGGTGTTTGGTTTGGTGTAACTCAAACAGAGGAGGTGCGTAATGAAAACTGACTACACAGAGAAACTTTGGTTTCCTGTTAGAGTGTGGGAGTTTACAAGTCCTAAGTCTCTATGGAAAAAGACGTTTGAATTAGCACAAAAAGAAGAATATAGAGCATATAATTCAGATGGTGGAGTAGGCACATCACATCCACACCTTGAGCAACGTCCCGAGTGGAATGAGTTGAAGGTGTGGTTAGAATTATGTGCCAATAAAATCCTAAAGGATAACAAATTCCTTGCTGATAGGATGGAAATTACATCAATGTGGTGTAATAGAGCGAATGCTGAGACAGGTCATCATCACACTCCACATAGACATCCCATGTCTTATTGGAGTAGTATCTACTACATCACAAAAGCAACTCCTACTACGTTTGTAGACCCTCTTGCACAGAGAGAATGGGCACAGTTGCATTTAGATGGAGGTCCGTATCCAGAAACTAGATATAATTACTGTCCAGAGCCAGGCACACTATTAATTTTTCCTGCTTACCTAGTGCATGGGTCACAACCTAACGTAAGAGTGGTTGATAGACTCACACTTGCTGCTAACTTCTTCCCTTTTGGAAATCAAAATATAGGTGGATGGGATGTGCCTATGATGAATCTAGAAAAGAAGGATGTTAAATGAAAATCAACAAACTATTCCCAGTTATAGTCCCAGAATTTACCTATGAAGAAGATCTTGAAGAAATTAAAGAATCTCTTAGATCCGAGAGAAGAGAGCAGTTTAATTTTCCAGAGGGAGTTGAGACGACGTGTGGCAACCTTCACAAAAATGAGAGATTCCACTCGCTCGTAGAGTGGTTTGAAGAATGTCTAGAAGAATATAAAGTGACATTTGCTTTGCAATGTGATAGACTAGACATATCACTCATGTGGGGCAACATTGCACCTGCAGGATCAGGGGTAGGACACCCACGACACAGACATAATATGTCATTAGTCTCAGGAGTTTTCTATCTTACAGGTGGAGTAGCAACAGTATTCCATGATCCAGTATATCCTCGCACAATGGACTGTATGGAGGTCATATCTGACAATCTTGCAGTCCGTGGAGGTCCTATAGAAAAGATCGCAGCAGAAGAGGGTAAACTTATTCTGTTTCCTTCATGGTTAGTCCATGAAAGTGATCGCCATTTCTTTGATTATGATAGGATGACCATTAGTTTTAATGCGTTTCCTGCAGGAAATATAAATCCTGGTCCTTTTGACTATCCAATGGCAAACATTGAAGTATTATGAGATACATTAAGACACCGCTCAGATATCCTGGCGGTAAATCCAGAGCAGCAGAAAGACTACTCAAACTAGCACCACAATGTAAGGAGTTTAGAGAGCCATTTCTGGGTGGTGGTAGCGTTGCACTACGATTTACACAAGATAATCCTACTGCAGATGTATGGGTGAATGACCTGTATGGACACCTCTATAATTTCTGGAAGGTATTGCAGTCAGACTATAAGAATTTGTCTGATTCACTCATAGAATATAAGAATTCACACAATGATGAGGTCTTGGCAAAAGAATTGTTTAACACTGCCAAGGAGTCTATCGCTGACGCTGAATCATTTGATGCAGCATGTTACTTTTGGATCTTAAATAAGTGTAGTTATAGTGGTTTGACAGAAAATTCGTCGTTTTCTAAGACTGCATCCAAGCAAAATTTTACAGTCAGTGGAGCACAAAATCTGAAGTCAGTAGGTGCACTCATAGGTCACTGGACTATCACCAATTATGACTATTCAGAGGTCATGAATGACGATCATGACCATAGAGGTGACGTATTTGTATTTCTAGATCCTCCATACAAAATCAAGTCATACTTGTATGGCACAAACGCTGAGTTACACAAGGATTTTGACCATAAAATCTTCTATGATAACTGTCAAGTGTGTCCACACAAGTGGATGATCACATATAATATTGATGATGAGATAGAAGAGTGGTATGATAACTATAAGCAAGAGTATTTTCAACTAACATACGGTATGAAACATAGAGGTAGTAAGAATCGTAACCAACAAGAGTTATTAATCAAGAATTACGAGGCAAAAGTCGCTAATCCTCTAGAGGTAATGTATGCAGGATGATCTAGCACAACTGATTAGGCAACAACTTATAGCTCTACCTCACCTAGAGGTTGTAGAGACTGATCATAAGTTAATTGAGCATGAAAAAGTCACTATTCACAATGAAATGTGGAAGTGTAAAGGTCTCAGAAAAATACATCTCGAGAGAGCAACACTAGAAGACAGGTTAAAGATAGTCCATTGTGTTTTTTACCCAGATCCTGAGTATAGAATCCCTATTTTTGGGTGTGATATCATAGAAACACCAAAGCAAGTCACTGCTGCTATCGTTGATATTTCTCCTGTGCATGGATTTAATTATGGCTATCAACTTGCTCAAATATCTGACAGATATCACTTCACAAACGATAGAATTCTACCTCAATGGGCAGAAGAAGTCTTCTCACCTTACTGTAAATTTGCTAGGTTAAATGATGATCAGGACAAGAGAATTTATCTTGATGTAACTAAAGAATATCTACGAGAATTCGTCAAATATGTTAGAATAGCAGAGAAAGATTACAAACATAAGGACTGGATATCTATCATGAAAAGAATAGACGATCAGTCTTGGTATTGCACATCACAGAGGAAGAATAAGAAGACAAAAGCAGTGTTAACGCAGTGGTTTGACGAGGAATGGGCAGACAATTATATCAACAACGTATTATTTGACAAACCTTTTATTAATTATGGCACAAGATTACAATCCGTTTGACTATGTTAACTCTATAAACTTAAAAACTGCAGATTACACCAGTGATGAGGGGTATATGAGGCATTATCCTGCATTCATGGTCAACAAGGCACTGTCATATTTTATCGACACCATCATGCACTCCAATGAGATGAATAGATTGGGTGCAAGTCTAGACAAGGACATGCAATATAACTTTTTTATACATAGTGTTAGGAAATCTAAGAGGTTTTCTCCTTGGGCAAAGAAGTCTACTAACCCCGATCTAGACATAGTAAAACAATACTATAACTACTCCACAGAGAAGGCAGAGCAGGCACTAAAACTACTCAGTAAGGAAGAAATCCAAGTAATTAGGTCTAAATTATCCGTTGGAGGAATTAAATGAGTGACGAGATCAACTGGTCTCCTAGCATGATGGTTGAGGTTACATTAAAAGAACCAGATGACTTCCTAAAGGTTAGAGAAACCCTTACCAGAATCGGTGTAGCGTCCAGAAAAGAGAAGAAGCTATATCAATCGTGTCATATCCTGCACAAGAAGGGTAAATACTACATCGTACACTTCAAAGAGTTGTTTGCTCTTGACGGTAAACCGTCTAACATGACAACTAACGATGCTCAACGTAGAAACAGAATCGCTAGACTATTATCTGACTGGGGTCTCATAATTGTGTCATCACCTGTAGCAGATACAGACTTGGCACCGTTAAATCAGATCAAAGTCCTGTCATATAAAGACAAAGGCGAATGGAATTTAGAGAGTAAATATAATATCGGAAAGAAAAAACAACCTGTAGAAACTGTTAGTAAATAAACACCTATATAATAATAGTGTAGGCATATACCATGGCAGAAGTAAAAGAAAAACCAAAAGGTCCTATAGGTAAACTTAAAGAAGTAGCTGAAGATAAAGAAGAGCAACTTCAATACCTAGCAACACTCATAAGAGTGATAGTCCTCGTGTGGTCAGCAGGAATTTTAACTTTAAATTACGTTAAAATACCAGGTTACGAGAGAGGAGAGAGGATTGATCCAACTTTCATAGCTTCGGTCTTCACAGGTACTTTAGCTACCTTTGGCGTCGCTGCGGGAGGTAAGAAAAAGAAAGATGAAGGTGGTGGTAGTGCCAATATATCTAAAAAAGATATGGAGTTTCTTATTGCTAAGGCATCAGAGACTGCACCTGCTCAAACTATCAGGATTGAATCTGGTCCTGTAAAAATTGTCCCAGACACTAAGTAATCATGCAAAAAATTATTAACGGAATCGCTATTTTCTCAGGTGTAGTAGCACTTGGAGTAGTTGGTCTCGGTGGATATGTATTCATTAGAAAGGATGCAATCATTGAAGACGTTAAATCAAAAATTACAGAGGCAGCACTAGGATCTGTTACTGGATCTCTACCAGACATGCTTCCTAATGCAACTGGTCCTGCGATCCCTGATTTTGGTGGCACAGGAATGCCTAAATTCTAGGAGGTTATCATGCTCACTAATAAGTGGAAGTGGATATCATTTGGTGTGGTAGGCAGTCTATTCGCTGTCTCACATCTTGGTATGATAGGATATATTGCTACAAGAGAAAAAGAAGCACCTCTACCATCAGTGGATTTACCTGTAGGTCCTTACACATCATATAAAGTGAGTGTATCGGACGAGGGATATGCTATTTCATATTCAGCAAACGATCCAAAGACAGCATTCATCACTAAGGACATCAAAGAGAAAGGTGGATTCTTAGGACTTGCAACTGAGTCGAAAATAATTACAGAAGAATACTTCATGGATGGTAAGATTAACCAAGGTGGTGCAGTCTCTAATACTAGGTCTTGGATAGATAATCCACCTGGTTTGACCATGGGACAGGCAGCAGAGTTGGGTGCAATCAGACAATCAGAAGAATGTATCAAGGCAATAGGAAGTGCAGAAGGCACAGGTAGATTGGTTGGCACATCGATTGGTGCTAGTGCTGCTCCTGCTGTTAGTGGTATCCCCTTTATTGGTTGGGTAGCTGCAGGATGGGTAGCAATGTTTGGTGGTAATCAAGGTGCAGAGATAGGTGGAAATATGGCAGAGGACTTGAATAAAAACTGCTGATGACTATTCCTACCATACAGATTAACAGCACTCATGTTAATTCTATAGGGATATTCAAGGTTAACGTGCCAGAGTGGTTAACATCCACTCCGACACATGCTGTACCTAATCATCCACCTGCTACTGTCATTATAGGTAGTCCTATTATTGACATGCCAGGTTGTGTTGAGACACACGAGTTTAGTGATAGAAATAATAGTATAATTAAAGACGATGAAGATAATCTATTAGTATTCTGTGATGCAGAGTATCCATCTTATAATGCGATGGATTATGAGCCTGATCAGTTACAGTTAGAGATGGAGGCAACACCTCCACCTGTTGTTGAGCCACCACCTGCACCAGAAGTGGAAGCACCTGAGGTGCCACCAATAGATCCACCTGAGACTGAGTGTCCTGCACCTAATCAGCCGCGAGTGGGTGACCTAACACAGGATGGTAGTGAGAAAGTCATAGGTCATGAGCTACAAGGCACTACCTGTGTGGTATTGTATGAAGATACTACAGCAATCGAAAAATTTTTACCATCTACAAATCAAGTGAGCACTACAGCAGCGATAGCAGTAGTCGCAACAGCCGCGGCTGCTGCTACACCTTTATTATTGAGAGTCATAAAACCAGTCATAAAAAAACTCACGACTACTGTCCAAAAGAAACTTGGAAAGCATCGTGAGTTGTCTAGGAATGAGATTATGACTAATAAGTATCGTGAAAAGAAGGGACTACCTCCTATCAAGCTTACTAAGAAAAGTATTATTGACAGATATAAGAAGTAATTATAACTTAGAGTTGTTTCCTATAGAGATATCTTTTAGGCTGCTTGCGTTGCCATTAGGTATCGTGTGTGCATGGGGAGCCACAACATTAACATTCTGCACCACAACATCAGCACATACACTATAATAAGGAGACTTTGGATGGAACATGATACCCTCTTTCATCAAATTTCCACAATTTTTCAATCTGGCTATCTCAAAGTCTAATCTTTTATTAGCAGTGTTTTGTAGCATATATGCTATGTTTGCAGCAGCTGCATCTTTACATTGCTGCTGTAGTTCTTTATCTAATGGTGTACTCCATGTCATAGAGAAACCTGCACTTAAACTATAATTATCTTTCTGTCCAGTTCTTGTGGGAACATGATAGAGGATGTCACCTGGATTGTCTGGTGCACCATCATCATCTAAGTCACGCATGTCGTACACTGGCGAATTATAATATCCCTCATACGGTTTTGTCCATGATCCATTCCCAGTTACGAACGGTGTAAAATTTCTGGTAGGTCCTTGACATGATATACCATTACCATAAGTGTTAGTTATATACGGTCCTTGTAAAACTTGTATAGCTTGGTTGGTCACTGAGCCACTGGAATTTGCGATCGGCGATGCAGTTGCACTTACCCCGCCAATACCCTCAGCAAAAGCATTAACAGGATGAAGACCAATACAGATTCCACTTATTGCGAGAAGATGCTTGTAGTAT